TGCCATAGTAACACCTTTAGCTGCAGGAATTAACTCTAGTGCTGTGAATGCATCACCAAGAACAGCTTCTCTAGCAGAGTTTACTTGTTGATCTGTAGCTCTATCATAAGTGACATCATACATATTTTGAAGTCTAGTATTTAAATCTTCACTACTTAATCTTTTGATACTATCTCTAATATCTGTAACTACTTTTGTAGTTGTATCTATGGGGTTAGCTACAAACTCTTTTGCCCCTTCGTACACGCCAACAGCAGCATTTTTAAGAAATCCTATTTCATCTTCACTTACTGCTTTTTTTAGTTTTTCACCAAATGATTCGTACTCATTGTCGAGTCCAATAATATTGTCTACAATTAATTCACCGTAACCCATACCTTTTGTTACAGGAAAAGATTCTTCTGTTTGTTCTTCTACTGAGCCACCTTCTGACATACCTGCCCTTGGTTTTTTCCTAGTGCTTGATCTGCTTATAGCGTACTCTATAGCATCTTCCCTATTTCTAAACTCTGGAAGTTTTTCACCAGTAATGTAGTCTATAGGTCCGTTTTCTTTAACATAGTCTCTTATTGTATCACTAGTGTATTGCCCACCATTTTTAGCCACAGTTGGCATCGTGTAATACTTACCATCAATCTCAAATGTTGTAGAACGTTCAGAGTAATCTTTTCCCGTCTCTGGATCATTCCAGATTGTTCTACCAGAGATTGTTTTTTCACCCGTATCAACTGGTGGTTTTAAAGATGGATCAGGCATTAGTTAATACTTCTTCCCTAAGTAATAGTAGTCTACGTAACGTATGTATTGCGCCTTGTGATCTGTAAACTATAGTGCTGTCTTCTGCTTGCTCCATAGTTCTGTGTTGTTGTTTAATTAGTTCCTCAATGTAGTTATTGAACTGGTCCCATTCCTGCTGGTTGACCACCAGCGGCCGGAGGTTGTTGAGTAGGTTGTTGTGGTTGTTGTTCATTTCCTGTAAATCCTTCCTGTCCCGGTGCAGGTACGCCACCTGTTCCTATTGTTGCTCCACCAGCGCCCGATGGGTCAGCTTGTGGTTGTCCTTCTTCTGGGGCAGGTTGTTCTTGTTGGAAGCCCTTCATTATCTCTGCTTGTAGGGCAGCTTCATTCATATTGTTAGTAACTTTATCTGGATCAAGTTCAAGAGACTTTGCAATCTCCCGAATGATGTACGGGAATTTAGTAAACGGTGCAAGTGAGGGTTGCGCTGCAATCTGCATAAACTGTGTAAGGCGCTGACTACGTACTTCATTAGCCATAAGACTTTCAGTACCACGTGCTTTAACCTCTAAGTCGCCTTTAATATCAGGATCAAAGTCAAACTGCATATTAAAACGAAATAGTCCCTCCCCTAAAGGCCGTAGTAAGTAATCGTCAATGTTCTTAACAACAGACTTAATACTACCTTGTGCCGCACCCATAAGCATTGATATGCCTGAAGCTGTACGCCCTACTCCTGTAACACCTGTTTGCCCATGAGCAAAGCTAGGAAATCCAGTGCTTTCGTCTGCTAGTACTCGTGCCTTGTCAAACAGTTGTAAGTTTTCTCCTGAGACATTAGGAAACTTTGTACCAAAGATTGCCTGACCCGGTGCGCCACCTTGACGCCTAAACACTTTACCGGGGTACAAAGATAAGTCTTGGCCCGGTACTAAGTTAGTTTCGTCTATCTCAATCAATAGGTTGCCTGACAGTACAGCGTTATCGACTGCCATACGCATGAAACCATTCATCAGTGTCTGTGTGTCATTCATATTCTCAGCGATACCTACACCAAAGAAACTATAAGGATTAAGTTCATATGGCGCTGCATGATAAGGAATACGTGCAGGTTTAAATGGATTGATTACCATACGTAGTAGCTTACCGTTACAAATCCATACGTTAGCTTGTAACTCATCTACTTCACTTAACTCAGGTGGAATGTCTACGGCCTGTTCTTCTAGCATAGAAACGTCTACAGTACCCCAGTACTCTAATACTTCATAACGTTCTATACCGTACTCAGGTGCGTAATCAGAAAGATCGTCTTCCCAAGATTCTTTATTATAGTTTTCACCTAAAGCAATTGCGTCATCAATTACATTGTTACGAAAGTATGGACGCCTTTTAAGTTGACGAAGCTGTGACCTAGACATCTTGTGACGTTCAATAACGTACTGTGCTTCGTCCATGTTATTAGCATCTGGATCAGGATAAAAGTTCCACACAGATACATGAGATACCTGTGGTACTGTTTTAATAATAGGATCGTAGTTACCTTCATCGTCCCACTGTGGATACTCTTTATCTACAGCAAATGGACCCTTCATTACACCTGTACCAAACAGTGCCATTTCAAATGCAGTGTTACGTAAGTGTTTACTTGCGTTTGATTCTTCTAACTGATCCTGTATCTTCTTCTGCATTTTCTTTGCAGCTATCATTGCAGGACTAAATGTAACGGCGGTAGGTGTTTTACCTATTCCTTTTCTTAGTCCATCAATGTCTTTTAGTTTATCTTTAAGGGGGCCAAGCATATCACCAAGTGTTCTAGCTGTTGCACCTTTAGGTAAGTCTTTACCATCTCCACGAAAGCCATAAGGATTTATAGCCTTGTCTACTTCCGATTCTTTAATTTGATCAGGTTCTGCAGGATCAAAGTTAACGTCTGCAACTACACCCTCTGGCATTTCCGTAGGATCAACCGTAAGGGGAAACTTGTTATTAGCAAACATTACAGACTCTAACTGCTGATAGGCAGCAAGTGTTTTTGTTTTGGTTACTTTAATAAATACCCTAGACTTCTCAGCTTCTGTAAACTGTACGTCAGGTCCGTATATACCACGGTAGTTTCTATAGGCATCCAACCAACGTTGCTCATCTTGTTGACGGTAATCTTCCGCACGTTTGTAGCGTCCTATAATATAAGGAATAATGTTATTAGTTTTAGCATCGTCTACAGAGGACTCATCCGTATCTTCTAATACTATTGACTCGTCTTCAATAAATGTGTTATCTTCTTCCATTTAGGTTTCCTTAATATCCGAATTTAGAATCTGCTACTGGCATACTATTTGCGGGAGTACCCCGACTGTCAAAGTCCCATACGCTAAACCGTGGTCGTGACATGATACCATATCTTAGAGCATCATACAAGTGGTCTTCTGAGTGTGTATCTACATCTTCTGGATTTTTTTTATCCAGTGGTATTGCAGGTAGCTGCGATATTGTCTCAGTACAAGTATTAAAAAATACTAACCTTGCTTCTTCCGTAAACTCATCTACCTGTAAGCGTCTGTGTATTTCGTTCTTACCTGCTACACGTGAGCCTTTGCTTCTATCTGATGGACGCCAACGACATCCCCGCATGATCATTTGTTCTGCCAGAGATGGACCAGTATCACCACGTTTATGCCACAAAGAACTATCAAGCACCCCATAACGCATGTTTCCATCACCTGCCTCTAACTCAAGTACCATGTCAGCTAGGTCAACCGCAAGAACCTTTGATACGTATAACTCTCTGTATACTACCAATTGCTCACTAGGACTAACCGCAAACCATAAGACGCCTGTGTAACTTCCGTATCCATAGTCACAAGACCTAAACTTAACCCAGTTATTAGGGATGTCAAAGGGTTCAACTACGTGTGTCTTTCTGTCAAACTCTGTAAAGGCTGCGCCTTCTTTAATGTCCCAATCACCATCTAGTAACTGTCTTCGTTGTTGTTCTGGTAACGACAAAAGCATTGCCTCGTAGTCACCGTGTTGAGATAGATAAGGATTGTCCTTTAGTCTTGCAGGTATAAACCTACGTTTGAATAATGGCCTTCCTGCCTTCTCATGTCCTGCAGGATACTTTAGTTGTTCTCCTGTCTCAATGTCTGTAGCTATGTATGATTTACCTGCAGGTGCAGGATCAATAAACATTTTCTTGACCCAGTGGTGTCCTCTTCCACCGGGGTTAGTCGTTGCCCTCATCGAAAGAGGAAGGTCAGGGTCTGCCGATCTCAATCGACTTCGCATGTAAGACCAAGCAAATGGTGTAGCCCACTGTGTAAGTTCGTCAAAGCCAATCCAACTAAACGCTAGACCTTGGTATCTTGTAACGTCCTGATCTTTGTCTAAGTAACTTAACCACAGTTTAGCACCTGATGGTGCAGTCCATTGCATCTTACGTTCTGACCACTTAATACCGGGCCAAATTTTAGGATACATCTCCTGCGACTTAGTAATTAATTCTCTTAGTTCTTCTGTAGTGTGTCGTAGTAGTAAGCCTGAAAACGCAGGGTTGCCCATGTAGCGTAGTGGGTCAGCCAACATTGCGTAGCTCTTTCCACCCCCAGCACTGCCACCGTAAAGTACTTCACGTTCACTTGCTGCAAGAAAGTCTGTCTGTGGCCCAACGTTAGGTTTAAAAATAATATTGTGATCTTCTTCGATCTTATCCGTAAACTCTGCAAGTAGTATTTCAGGGCTAGGCTGCTCTTTCTTTACCTTCGTTGTTCGTGTTTTCTTTTGCGCCAACTCTTTTGGCTTCAATTTCTTCCGCTTTGGCGATTGCCTTTTTTGCATAGTCTGCCCATCTGCGTAGGCTTCCAGCTTTGTTTTTTCTTTGTCGCTCATTGTCTAACCGTTTCTTTAATCCTACGTGTGAAATTGACCTACCTGTGTTTCTGGTAAGCCAGTTTGCTACTTCCCGATACGAATACTGTTTAATGTATTTCTTTGCTTGCTCTAGCATATCAAGTTCGTAGTCAATTGGCAAGAGTATTCTGCTATCTTCTGGGTCTAATTCATACCCATACGGAATTGTTCTTGCTACACGTGGGATTGAAACCCATATATTGTCTTCTTTTATGTCAGTCGGCTGGGGTAGTTTCCACATACCTACAGATTTAGTCATTACAGGCACAGTCACTTATATTGTTTCCACATGCACATGTCTCTTCTTCAACTGCTTTAGCTGGCATTAACATAACACCACCCTTTGCTTCTACCTGCAGCTTCTCTGTTTTAACAAGACCAGTACGATCTAGTAGTTCTTTTGCTGCAGCCATCTTGTCCCGTATGCCTAGTTCAGTAGGATCATACAAGGCACCTACCATAGCCATTGCAGCTTTAGGTACGTTACGTGCTAAGTAGCTATGTGTTACATCTAGTATCTCTTCTTTAAGACTATTAGTAATTTCTGTGTTAGTAGTATTGGCTGAGTAACCAGCCATGAGTTTAGCAGTGCCAATGTCTCCACCTGCCTCATCCATGAGGACTGCTAAAAACTTTTGCTGTCGTTCTGTTAACTCACGTGCCATATTACTTCCTTTACATGTTCTCGAAATGGGGACCGTCAATAAATGGTCTACGTCCCTGACTGCGCCGTAGGTCAACGTACTTCATCATTGCATCTTCTGCAGTGCCGGGGTATGTACGAATGTCACCCTCTGACCATGCTGCACCCCACTTAACGGGAGTACCTAGTTCTTCTGCTGCAGCTTTCATTGCGTCACATAGATCATCATAGACGTTTAGTTCCCACACGCCTTTACCATCTACGTATGCCATCAAGTCTACTGCCTTACCTACAAGGTGGTTTGACTTCATAGTCTGTGACTTACCTGCCGCTACAAGTTTCTCTTGCTCTTCTACAGTACGCATACCGTAGATTACACCAAAGTCTACTTTAGTTAATTCAATTGCACGTTTGACTACAGCTACCAAGCTGCTGTCTACGCCTTCAAGTTTAGATAGGCTGCGTTCACTTAATTTAAAACTCACTGTTTATCTCCTACATTTCCTAAGTGCATACACGCTACAGTTATACCGTTATGTGTAATCATAATTTCTGCTTTTTCTCTTTGTTGTTCACATATATTTCTGCTATCATACACAGATAACTGAAAGTATTCAAGGGGCATACCTGAGATTAATTGTATCCAAACTAGTACCCACATTATTTCTTACCAAAAAATTTAGATACAGACCGCATACCAATGCTGGCACTTACAATTCCACCTAGTGAGTACTGATACCACGTTGGCATAACCTCTAATGCTAAAAAACCACGCTGCACAATCTCATTACCCCAATCGCCACAGAAGGCAAGTATCAAAGGTATTGAAAATAGTAGCGTGATCCATTCGTCTTTCCAGCTATTCTGTGTAGCCTTGATTGCCTCTATGTCCCAATCAATCTCACCTGTAGCTTGCTTAACTTTAATTTCTGCATTGGCTTTTTGTACGGCTACCTTACCGTCCATGTAACTTGTAGCCAAGCCACCGACTGCACCTAAGAGTTGACCAATGATCATTTAAGTGGAGCCTTCTTGGCTAACGTAGCTACGCCCATAAAGACAGAAACAACACCAGCAACAGACACAAAGTAAATGGAAGCCATGCTCCCAATGATTGCCGAAGCGTTGTCAAGCCCAAGCGCACCTGTGCCAACGACACCAAAAGGATAAAGTAACATTCCCCATAAAGCGAACCAAGCCATCTTTCTAGTTTGATCCCTATGTGCGTCCTCATCTTCTATTCTCCTACGTTTGTCTTCTAGTACTAAGGCGTCCCACTCTGGCTTCTCAATAGCGCCAGTGTTATTTGTGTCGGCATCTTCAAAGGAGGTCATCATCCCCTCCGAAAACGTTTGGAAGTCTGAGCCGCCTTTTTAGGTTGCTTAGAGAATTGCTTACCCGCCTTTGTATCTTTTCTTTTCTTTGCACTACTTTTCGCATAAGTATCTGAATCCATAGCTTTAATAGCACCTGCAGGTAAATACCTTTCCCCTGTAGCGCCAGAACCTTGAGTCGAAGGTTTACCACTTTTAGTTCTCCAATCTTGCTTAGTCCACTGACTAAGACTTTTTTGACTTTTTGCTTTTGCCATCTACTTTAGCCTTTGCAGTTTTACTTAAATCTTTATAGTGCATTAGTTTTACGCTTGTCTTACTGTGTGCTTTACCTGTGTGTAAAGAACCATCAGGCATCTTGTGAGTACTGCCTGTATGTTCCGTACCGTCTTTCTTATAATGCTTTACGCCCTTCATGACTTATATCCTCCACCTGCTTTTTTATAACGAGATGCAACAAGTTGAGCTTTACGGGCCGACCACTGCCCTGCTGATCCACCTTTTGTTCCTGCTTTAACGGCAGAAAAAATACGCTTACGCATAGTAGGCTTAGTATAATTACCAGCCGCATTAACTGTTGACTTTTTCTTGGTTGTAGAACCTGTCTTTGATTTCACCACGTGTCATTCCTATGTCTTTGAGCATAGCGTCTGACATGTTATGTAACTGCCAGTATTGTACTCTACGCATTTGGCCTTGTTGTAGTCTATTGAGAAAACGTTTAAACATGGTATAACTCCTTTTATGTTACCAAGGATAGTTATACCATGTTTTTTAGTGCAGGACTACATACAAGATTGCAATCCCGTTATGCAGTTACTTCTTCTTTTTAGCTGCAGGTTTCTTAGCCATACCGCCATACATGTAACCGCTCTTCTTACCCATACCACCAGCCATCATTTTAGCTGCTGGCTTCTTCTTTGTCATACCGCCAGCCATCATTTTAGCTGCAGGTTTCTTCTTAGCCATTCCACCCTTCATCATTTTGCCAACACCGTCAGCAGCAAATGCAGGGACTTTCTTGCCGTTCTTTTTAACCATAGGCATCTTAGCCATAGTATATTCCTTTTTGTTTAACTTACGATAAAATTACACGTACTAATGTACTTGTGCTACTACCCCGTCTATAGTTTAGGATAGTAGAATTGCCGATAGCTTTAGGTACTACAAGAGTATGTACACCAGCAGGAAGCATAATGTCATTATCTGTAACGTCAGCCTCCGCTGCCGCAAACCCAATATCTAAATCATGGCTTGTCTCAATAAACACCATCTTAGCGTCAGTGCAATCTACGTGTGTAGTATTAGTGTTACCTAGGGTAACTGCAGTTTCTACAGCCCACCCTAAGTTTTCTCCTACTAATGCAGCTTGATCAACCATTATGCTACCTGTATGTATTCAATAACAAAGGTAAATGAACCTGCTGTAGTAGCGTTTTCTGTGTTAGTAATGTTACAGAAGATGTTACGTGCAGCCGCTGCGTACTGAACAGAAACTGGTGCAGTTGTGGCATCTTGCGTCTGAAGAATTAGCGCAGTAACTGTTACGTTACCTACAACAACGGTTGTACCTGCATCTAAGATTTCGTCAGCTTGAGTAGCTACAATTTGTGCGCCTGAAGAAGACGTACCTACTTCATAACCAATGTCACCACTTCCAATAACGGGAGCAGTTACACAAAAGATTTTAATGTCTGTAATTACTGTACCTGCTGGCTGTGCAAATATACCGATAGCTGGAGAGTCACCTGCAGTTGAG